GTGAGTTTGCGAAATGGATTAAGGAGCGAGAACCTCTGAAAATTATTGGAGTTGGAGGAGCAATGGGATACTGGGTTCCGGACAGTCACAGCAAGGGCATGAGTGCGCTGCTTATGGCAAGCCAGGCCCAGTCCATGGCTCAAAGAGCTGTTGAAACTGAAAAGACTGCCCTTCCTGTTCCATCAGAAGAGTCTAAAACTTGTGATAAGTGCGAAAAGTCACCGGCAGCCTGGAGAGGTCTTGTTTTCCACGAAGGAGAACAGATTGAGGTTGAGATATGTCAGGCGTGTTACCGGAAATACAATCCTCAGGGCTTTAAAAGAATTTAATGGATGAGCTTGATATCAAAGAAAAAGAATTGAGGGAAGCCTTGTTAGAGCGTAAAAGAACGCAGAGGTATAAATATTTTATACCTAATGGGAAGGGAGAAGAATTTATCAACACTGTAGGGAGTCTCGATTATTTCGTGACTCTCTTTAATGCTGCCAATGGGGTGGGCAAGACCTGTACTGCTGCTAATATTCTGGCTCACCTCTTTTGGCCGACCAAAGAAAATGGATTCTTCACCGGCCCCATGTTCACCGCCTGGCCTTACCCCAAGAAGGGCCGCATTATTACTGAGCCTACCTCAGTTGACACGATTATCAATGAGCTGAAATACTGGTTCCCTCAGGGGAGATACACCACGGAAAAAAGAGGAAAACATTTTGAAAAGAAGTGGATCACTGATACCGGATGGGAGTTCGATATTATGACCTATGATCAGGATCCAAAGGAGTTTGAATCCGCTACGCTTGGCTGGATCTGGTTTGATGAACCGCCACCGCAGAGTATCTATAAAGCTTCAATTGCCCGTCTCCGCAAAGGCGGCTTGGCCTGGATTACAGCTACACCTCTGGCCGGTTCCGAGTGGATGTATGACCAGATTATCTGTAATAAAGAAGAGGGAATAGGGAAAAGAACCTACATTACTGCAGATGTAGAGGCGGCCTGTATAACACATGGCGTCCGGGGACACCTGGAGCATAACCATATCCTGAAAATCATTGAACAGTATTCTGAGGATGAGAAACAGGCCCGTGTGTTCGGTAAATTCCAGCATTTGACCGGGTTGATTTTCAAACAGTTTGACCGGAGGATCCACGTGATAAAACCTTTTCTGGTCCAGCCTGAAAGTATGTGTGTCTTCAATTATCTGGATCCGCATCCAAGAAACCCGGATGCTGTCATTTGGCTTGGAGTGGATCGGAGGGGAACCAAGTACATCATTGATGAGTTATGGCTTAAATGTCAGGGAGGAACCAAAGAACTGGCTATGAGAATCAAACAGAAGGATTCAATGTATCGGGTTGAGGACTGGCGCATAGATCCGTCTGCAATGATTGAGGATCAACACACTCAGGCATCCTTGGCTAAAAGACTGGAAGAATATGGCTTAACCTACCGGGAAGCTACCAAGATGAGGACGCTTGCCGACCGGAGGATCAGTGACGCTTTGTCCTATCAGGAAGTGAATGGGGAGATGATAAAGGCCCCGGAACTGTATATTTTTGAGAATTGCCAGAGAACAATTTACGAATTTGAACATTACAGATGGGACGAATGGATCGGGAAAAGTGCTGATAAACATGATCAAAAGCAAAAACCCGTTGATAAAGATGATCATATGATTGAGAACGTGGGACGCGGCCTGTTCAGCGAACCGGTCTTTACGCCTATGCGTCAGGAACAAGAAACCTACTTTTCCCCACAGTCTGATCCATATTAACTTGATTTTCTGCATGTCCGACATCTAATCTGAAGTAAATATAGGAAATCGCCACATATATTCTCTAATGGGAATAACGTGGCTGAATCCGGAGAACTACAAAAAGACCTAGAAAAACACCAAGAAAAAGTAGAGGAAGGTGGATATGAAAGCCTCATTAAACAGATTGATGCTGAATATTCCATTGCCTCTGGTTTCATCAAATCTCGCTGGGATGAATGGAATATCAGATTGAAACTGTATAACAATCAGAAGAGAGATAAGACCAAAGTCGGAGATCCTCTGATTTTTGCCGTGCATCAAACAATTCTAGCTTCTCTGTATGAGGATTTTATGAATGTCTCCTTTGAGCCTAATGAACGGGGAGATGAAGAGACTGCAGAAAATCTTAATTTCCTGGCCAAGTATGATTATCAAGCCATGGAAAAAGACATTACCGACTTTGAATGGGACTGGGATGCTACCTTTTTTGGCAGAGGCTTACTTCTTTTCCAAGAGTTTGACCGGGAACTAAAACATCCAATCCCTGAAGTTATTGACCCGATGGCTTTCCTCCGGGATCCCCGGGCGTGTTCAATTAACGGTGACTTAAAGGGCAGGGGAGCGGCTTCTTTCTTTGGACGTGAGGTTCGTCTTACCCGGAATGAAATGAGATTGGCCGGAATCTACAGTAACTGGGAGGACCTGAAGGGAACTGACCGCCAGACTGAGATTGATTTAAACCGGCAGAAAAGGCAGGAGGCTCAGGGATATGAAGCTATCAAGCAAAGACTTGCCGGCACCGACAATGAAGATTTTGTCGTTAATGAATGGTTCACCTATTGGAAAGGTGAAAAGTATTTAATAACCCTGGCAGAAGATAGAAAGAGGGTAATCCGTGTCACTAAGCTTCCAGCAGGACGCTGGCCTGTTATAGACCGGACCATCTATCCGCTTTCCCATACCTGGGATGCAATATCAATCCCGGATCTGGTTGAGGATAAACAAAGGGCCAGAGCAAAAATGCAGAATCTTTCTCTGGAAAGCGCAGAGGCTCAGCAGTATCCGATGTACCTCTTTGACTCCAACAAGATCAAAAACAAGGCGGCTTTGGCAAAGTTTGAAGCTAATAAGTTTATCGAATCAAAAGGAAATCCCGCCGGTGCTGTCCAGGCAATCGAAAGAAAGGGCGTCAGCGGAGATATCCAATGGGTTCTAGGTTGGCTTGATACAGCGGCACAGAGAGCAACTGCTACTCCTGAACTCCAGCAGGGCGTACTCTCTCAGGATAAACGAACTGCTACCGAACTCGGACAGGTCCAGCAGAATGTTGATACCAGATATTCTCTCAGCGCAAAAATCTTTGGATGGTCTGAAAGACGCTTCTGGCAGCAATGGTATGCGCTCTATAAAAAGCATTTCAAGGAAGAGATTGATGAAAAGGTTTTGCGGCTTGCTGGTGCAATGGGCGCAGAATGGCGTTCACTCTCCAGGGAAAACATCATTGCTAATGTGGATCCGGATGTAACGATTGAATCCCGGAAAATATCTGAGGCCAAGCGCATTAATAAGCTGAATGCCTTCAGTGCATTTTCAGCTCAGGCGTTATCCAATGACCCCGGAGCAAACAAAAGAGAAATGGTGAAATTCTTCGGAAAACTGTCCGGACTTACTACAGATGAACTCTCCAGGCTGCTCCCCAAAACATTTGATGAATATGAAGCTACTCGTGAAAACGAACTGCTTTCCGATAACAAAACAGCTCAGATCACCATGGCCCAGGATCATCAAACGCATATTTTGATTCATTCCAAGGCAGCAGATACCAAGGCAAAGGCTAAGCATATAGAGATGCACAATGTGGCTCTATATGTGAAGCGTGAACGGTCTGACATGTTTGCTCCTTCTGAGGTGCCTCAGAATGATCAGAAGGCTCCATCGGCAGAAGGTTCGCCTACAGCTGCAGAAAATAAAGTATCTATCGACATGGCCCAACAACTACAAACAGCATGAATACCACAGATTTAAAAGCAGCTCTCTCAAGACTGATCCTGTCTCCGGACTGGCACGTTTTTGTGAATTACATCAAAGAAAATGATGTTACTGCTTTGATCCAGGAATTGAAAGAAGGCGACTTTACCGGACCGGAAGGAATCAAAGACCTACAGATGAAACAGTACCGGGTGAGAGTAATGGAAGAAATGCTGGAAATGCCGGCAAAAATTATTGATGGGATGGCAGAGATTGAAAGTGATCCGAATGACCCCTTTCCTCAAAACATCGAGGACGTAAAACAAATGGACGTTTTGGAATCCGTAAACGGAGGCGAGAACTAGGAGATTTGGCGATTTCCTGCCATTCTCCCCTCCATCTACGGGCATCAAAGCCCTGATATATCCGCCTATAGGCCGTCTCCATTGGCCGAAGGTGAGTAACAAAAAAACTATGGAAGATAACACTACCCCTGAAAAGGGAGAATCAGAATCCGGAACTGAACAAACTCCGGAAACCCCAGGCACCCAACCTGAGGCAGGTAAGGAGGGAGAGGCCGCCAAGCCCGAACCAACCAAGCCTGAAAGCGAAGAGGAACCACCTGTTCGCAAAACCCCGTTAGATTATATCCTTGAAAGAAAAGCCAAAAAGCTGGAAAGCCTAAAGGCTAAAAGGCTTGAGGCAATCGACAAGGAACTAGCCGGTGATGAGCAGATTGATCCTGATGAAGAAAGCAAGGTCGATCAAGTCATCCAGAAAAAGTATGGTCAGCACTTTGAAGAATTGGCTGGCCAGAAGGTAAAGGCGGAAGTCGCAGAATTCTTAAATACCTCTCCTATTGGAAAGCATTTAAAAGAATTTGAAGCGAAAATCGTCAAATATGCCCAGCATCCTTCACGTTCGCATCTACCACTTGAGGCAATCGCCTATGAGGTGGCAGGCCCAGAACTGCTCAAGATTGGAGCGAAACTGGCCGCAGAAGCCAACAAAGAAGCTGCTGAAAGCAAGGCTGGTGGTACCACTGCCCGGAAGGTCGGTGGAGGAAAAAAGGATTATCTCTCTATGTCCGACAAGGAAATGGAGGAAGAGATCCTGAGAGTCAAAACGGGAGGGAGATAAATATTATTTTAAAAACCCTACAAAATGACCGATAGAACAGCAATCCCCGTAGAAGTAACTAACTTCTATGATCGTGCTCTGTTACTCAGAGCCACCCCTCTCCTGCTCCATACAAAATGGGCACAGGTAAGAGACATCCCAAAGAATGCCGGAAGCAATGTAATCAAGTTCCGCAGATACTCAAATCTGAGTGCTGCTACCACTCCTCTGACTGAAGGTGTTACCCCGGTTGGAAGTGACCTGTCTGTAACTGATGTAACCGCCACTGCTCTGCAGTATGGTGACTACATTACCGTTACCGACAAAGTTCAGATGGAAACTCAGGATCCTATCCTGACTGAAATGGCTGAACTGCTCGGTGATCAATCCGGAGACACTCTGGACCAACTCACCAGAAACGTAATGGCCGCCGGTACCAACGTATATTACGGAGGTTCCGCTACCTTACGCACTCAGCTGACCGCCAGTGATCTGATCACCACCACTCTGTTGGACAAGGTAATCAGACTGCTGAAGAACAATAAGGCAAGACGCATCACCAAGATGATCAATCCCACTTCGGGATATTCCACTGATCCGGTTGCCCCTGCCTTTATCGCCATCGTTCATCCGAATGTGTCCTACACTCTGTGTGGACTGACCGGATTTACGCCGGTTGAAAAATATCCTTCCCAGAACGGAGTTATGGAAGGTGAAATCGGTAAATACAAAGACATCCGCTTTGTAGAATCTACAAATGCGAAGGTCTTCACCGGAGGTGGAGCTTCCAGTGCTGACGTGTATGCGACCCTGATATTTGGTGCTGAAGCCTATGGAATCAGCAGAATCTCAGGAGAGGCCCTGAAAAACATCGTCAAGGCTCTTGGATCTGCCGGAACTGCCGATCCTCTGGATCAGCGTGCTACCTCTGGCTGGAAGGCCACTTTCGTAGCCAGCATCGTCAACAACGACTTCCTGGTCCGTGTTGAAACTGGCGTAGCTAATTAGTCTTAATAGGAAATCGCCAATTATAATTTTATCCTGATACCATGAAAAAGTTAAAAGGAAGTGCCTTAAATCTCGAAAGCCCTAGAATAACCGAAGAGGCCCCGGCCCCCATCCAGGAGCCTGCTGTCTCTGAAGTGAAGCCCTCAGCCCCGGAAGTAAAGGGAATTGTTCCTGCTGCTGCCGGCGGATATACTGAGGACGCCTTAAGAATGAAGGCATTCCTGGATCAACAGCCCAAGGTATTATTCATGATCCCCCTGTCTGATGGAGAGGATCCACGAAAGGCGATCCAGACCGTCACTATGAACGGCTATAAATTCACCATCCAGAAGGGAGTGTATGTCTCTATACCTCAACCTGTAGCTGACTTGCTTCAAGAAAATCAGACTGCTTTCCAAAGACAATTTGCGGATAAACGCCTCGATCTTAATCAGGATAAAGGTTCTGCTCTCCAATAATTATTTCCTATTAAATTACAAACATGGCAACTTCAATTGCAAAAGAATCATATGCTTATAAAGCAGCCCTCAAAGCCGCCCTGGAAAAACTCCAGGACGGTCTGACCCACCAGATCTTCAATTCCGGAGCTCTGGCAATCAAGACTTCCAGTTCTGCATTAGCCAAGACGGCCAATGCTGTCTATGGAATTGTTGATGGAGTGCTCGTTACAAAGGCCGCCGCTGATATGGCCGCCCTTTCCGGTACTGTCACAAACGCAAAATTCAATGTGTTCTGCTTCTATGTCAATGCTGCTGGCACTCTCACTACCCTCATGGGTACTGAGGCCGCAACTCTGGCTGGAGTAGTGTTCCCGACTAAGGTCGATGGAACTGTGATGATTGGTTTTGTGATCATCAATCCTACCGGTACCGGTAACTTTGTCGGTGGCACAACCGCCCTGGACGATGCCACTGTCGCTCCTAATGCCGTTTACGTTAACACTGTTGGCGCAAACAACATCAAGGATGCTTTCGCTCTGTAAAAAGTAAACAATTAGGAAATCGCCAAACTTAAAGATTTGGCTATGATTCCTACAACTTTTGCTTCCTACATCCGGAAAAAAACAAAGACGAATGCCACCACGTTCACAGATGCAGACATGGTGATGTACGCCAATGTTTTCAAGGATGAGATTGCCGAAAGAATAATCCAGAAGAATGAACACTACTTCGGGATGTATTCCCTGGCAACACTCGTAGCAGGGCAGCGTGAATATTCCTTACCGGATGATCTTCTGTCCAAAATTATGTTTGTTGAAGCCAAACTAGATGGTTCAAACTGGTCCAGGTTAAAGGAAGTAAATATCAACACTGATGACTTTGTGATGGATGAAGCAAGCGTGAGAAATGAATTTTCCGGACGTGATCCGGGTTATTTCATTATCCGGAAGTCTCTATATTTGCTGACCGGTTCAGCAATTATTGA